TACAGTCAGTGCGAGCATCAATGCACTGCTGAAGAGCCTTTCTTTTGTGTAGTAGCGAACTACCAAAGCTAAAAAGCTTTGCACACTATCTCTGAGTTTTCTCTACAACCACCAAGTTGAAGGTCGCTTAGTGGTGGCAAGTAACTACCCCAGAGAGGTTCTTTGGTTTAACCTGCATGTATCCAACGCAGTGGAGTGATAAGTTCACTCCCGACTATTAAGAATGAAAGCAAAATCCGTTTGACTATCAAATTCATCTGGAAAAGATTCTCCAAATAATAGATTGTCTTCAGGACCGCTTTCGACTGAAACAGAATCAGCATCACCATTTCCAGGTTCTCCAAAGAAAGACCTGAAAAGTGGGGCAAGGAACTTAGGCAAACCAAGATGTTCACACAAGCCCTCCGCACCATTTAAGTGATAAGAATTCTCGATTTCAGACACAAATTTATCGCCCTTAGTCCGGGCCATTTTGATCAAATAAGAGATCTTTTTCTGGTAAATACCCTTATGATAACGAGACATCACCTCCTCTGCAGTGATGTTAATAAATGCAATCGTAATGAACATAGACAACATAAGTTTAATAAAATCTAAGAAGCCTGGACGATGAGGTTTCTTACCCTTCTGACAGTCTAAAACACTATCAGAATCCAGTTTAAACTTCTTTTTATATTCGATAACACGTTGATCATATGTCTTAAGATCGCCCACTATATGTGCAATACCAGCTTCTTTTGCAATAGCATAAAGTTTAGGCACATTCTCTTCATAATATTCACGGCCAAATCCAAACCAAGCTCGAGCAACATTTTTAAGAGATTCAGCATTTTGCTCTTGTTCGTTTAAGGCATTAGAGTCCATGTGGGTATGTAACATTTTGGCAATGGAGCTATCTTCAATTTTGGCTCCATAAAGATTGAGGTCAGGGTTCCAAACAGGAAAATGCTTCAAGAAGGAAGCATCTTTCAAATTGATAAAAGGAACGGATTTAGATTCTTTATCGGCCATAGTATATTCAATACCGCTTCTAGCCAACACTTC